TGCTAGTTTTTCAAAGTCTATTAGTGGCATATTTTATCCTATTTTGCTATAACAAATTTACCAGAATCTTCTGTTCTTGATGTTGCATATTCATAAATTATTTTAACAAATTTGTCCGATTTTTCTTGAGATTGTTCCAACCATTTTGCCAATTCAGGTAACATTTTGTTTGTAACATTAATAGCACTTGCGATAGCTCTATCCGATTCAAATTTTTTTCTCAACGGAGATCCTTTTTCTTTAGCTTCTTTTCCTTCAGGGGCTGGACCGTAATCTTTTACCCATTGTTTCTTCCAGTCTTTATATTTTCTATTGCCGTCCTCAAAAGTTTTTTTAAATTTTATGGAGGCTGCAGCATCAACAGGATGCATCAAAGAAGCAAATATATTAATTGATGATATACCTCCACCTCTCGCCTCTACTCCACTAATAGAAACTTTAAAACCTGCGTTACTAACATCGTGTTGAACTTGAAATTTAAATTTATTGTCTTTAGGATTAAATTTAACTGTTATGTCCCTAGTTTTTAGACTTGTTTCAGTACTTTTTTGAAATGGTTTAACTAATCCATCATATTTTAGATGGCTAAATTGAGACAATTCATATTTTCTATCAAAGTTTACTTTATATAAATGTACTTCTCTTGTTGATTTCTTTAAAGATAAAGGTAATAATTGACCATCTTCAATTAAATTTGAAATTAAACTATTTAATTGTGAAAAAAGATAACATTTACCGTCTCTTGTGGAGATTTTTCTTACTTCTTTTTCAAGTGTATTTCTTGCAACATCGGTTGCAAAATAAATATCGGAAGGATTCCATTTGTTTAATTGACCAAACTCTATACCTTTTTTCTTACCCTCAATTGCATTCATTTCTTTACGAGTTTGATTAGCAACCTCAAAAAGTTTTTGTATATTACCAGCAACAGCATCATCTCCCCTAGTGAACCAAATTTCTGTAGGTTTTGGTTTTTTAATACCTTTAAAACCTCTAACCACAGTATCAATGTCCTCAATTAGTTTTTTAGCAATTAATACGGAAGATTTATACCAATCAGGACTTGATATTAGTCCACTTTCAATTGGACCTAATGTTGTTACATCCGTTTCTATATTTTTTTTAAAAATATCAGAAATTTTATAATTAGGATAAGTTGCATCCCAATTAACTTTAAATGCTTTGTAGGTTTGTAATGTTTTAACATCAAAGACTTTTTCTAGGTCTCCTCGTTTAAATTGAACATAATCAGCCAAAGCACAAAATAATGCTTGAGCCGATTCTGATGTTTTTGTATCCATATTATTTACCTAATAATTTGAATGTCTTTACCTGAAGTCCATACTTCAAGTTCTGTTCTCAGTCTACCCTCTGTTTTGAGAGTTTCATATCTATTTATAGCTTTATTTCTCCACCATTCTATGATGTTTACCAATTCATGTTTTTCATAGTTCTCGCCTTTTACCAATTGGTCGGCCTTACAATTCATATAGTCAACCATGTTACTAAAACCATAGTCAGACACATAATATCTTTTTTTCTCTGTCAACCTTTTAGCGTTCTCAATCGTTAAGCTGAATGCCAATCCTTCATCAGTACCTTTAAGTGCTGCTTTAGTTAAAGCTATTATCTTGGTGAAGCTCCTAAGCTTTCTACTTGTGGTAGATTCATCTCCACCTAATAAATCTCCAACCTTATCTTCCACATAATCTTTTAAAGTATTATATCGGTCACCGTGCATCATTGGTACCATGTCTGATTCTGTTAGTCCTTTAAAACGAATGTAAGGCTTCATTCCATCATACTGTGATACTTGTTTTGTTGAACCATACAAACTGGTCGTTTCAAACAAACAAAGATTCATATCATACTTCTTATTACATATTTCTCGGACTGTATGTGATGTGCAAATGGCAGATAACAATTTACCTCCAAGATAATTAAATCCAAATGGTTGTGAAGGTACAATAACAAAACCCATTATAGTAGATTGATTAAATCGTTTGGCTGAGTCCGTTTGTTGGATCCACACCTGACCAAGCATATCATTACGAGGTTTCATATAAATGACTGGAGAACCCAATCTAATGAAACCAAGTATCTTCTGAGTGTTCTTTTCTCGGACTGCCAATTGAATATTTCTTCCAACTGGTGCCTTATTCACATGAGAGGATGTGATTGCAAGTAATGTTTCCCATGTATCATTGTGGATTTCACACACTTCAATATCCATATCTTTTGGATGCATTGAAAAATCTGAGAACAAATCATCTTCTGGTGGAAACAAAGACTGTGGTATTTCACCAACAGACTTCAATTTCTCATCTCTCATGTATTGTTCTATCGTGCCAAAATCACTAAAGTAATCATGGAAGGCTTTGGCACAATACAACGCATCAACTCTTTCTAATATCATACTTTGAAGCCTTCAAATTTTTTATCACGATTACCAAAAGTGTTTAATGGTTTATCATCATGTCCTGCATCAGTAATATTCATTTGGCCTGATTGGTCTATATCATACAACTTCATTTTAGCTCTGTCAACCCCTACTGTAAATCTTTTGTAGTATGATGGGTCGTTATATCTGTTCTTCAATTGCTTTACCATGATTTGACCGAGTGCTTCTAAATCTTCACTTGTAATCAAAGCAAACATCAAGTCTGCTGTTGCCGGTAAACCAAATGATTCTGAGGTATCTTCTAGTCCTGGATCGGAACTTGTAAACCCGCTTCTAGTTGTCTGAGTCGCTGATACAATAGGTAAGTTATATTCGACCGCAAGTCCTCTAAGTTCCTCAGCAATAGATTTGACGTAGGTATAGGAGTTAATATTAGAACCAGCCCTAATACGAGCTGAACAACATATGTTAAGGTAATCCACGAATATAATATCGGGAATAAAAGATTTCTTGAGATTGAGTTCATTAAGTAGTGTCCTAAAGTGGATAGTTGATGCTGATGCCGTTGGGTATTCTTTGATGATTAGTTTACCAGTAGTTTTGCTTTTAACTCTTTCAACTTTTTTATCATAAAGATCCTTTGGTAATTCCATCAAATCATCTAGTGTTATATTCAATAGATTGGCATCAATTCGTTCTGCTATTTTTTCTTCGGCCATTTCAAGTGTGATGTACAAAACATTCTTACCTTGTACCATTGCTCCTGCAGCCATATGGCACATGAACAAACTTTTTCCCACACCAGTTCCGGCAAGAGCGATATTGAGCGTCTTAGCAGGTAGTCCGCCTTTTGTAATCTTGTTGAATATATCCAAGTCAAAAGGGATTCTTTCTTCTTTTCTGTGGTAGAATTCGTATCGTTCATCTGAGTCCTGTAAGTAATCGTGGCCAACTGTTGTATCAAAGCTTATTGCGAGAGCGTCCGATAATATTTTGGGAATCGCACCTTTATCGTTGGTCTTATCTTTTCCATCGAGAATTGAAATAGACCCCAATACTGCATTGTATATCGCCTTCTCTTGACAAAACTTTTCTGTTTTATCAACAAGCCATTGAATCTCGGTTTTTGGATTATTATCTTTTTCAATTTCCGAAAGATAATCTTCACACTTCTGAACTTCATCATCTGTAAGATTTGTTTTTTCCTTGACGGCAATGCTAAGCGCTGCAATCTCCGGCGGGTTATTGTAAGTTTCCGTGAATGATGTAATTTCATTAAATAATGTCCTCTCTGTTCTGTCAGAGAAATATTCAGGTTTAATAAATGGTAATACTTTTCTTAAATAATCTTCATTGTAAATCAGGCTGGTTAATATCGCTTGTTCCAGTTTCATCAATAACTTCCTCGTCTATGTTACTACCCATAATCTCCACTAGTAAATCACCAATGTAGTTCTTAAATGCTAAATCTTTTTCTAGTTTCTTCGGCTTGTCCACCTTGGATTCTAACACATCGTATTGAAAAAGTAAATGCATTTCATCATTCTTTTCCTCAAATTTTACTTTACCATATTTGTAAATGGTATCAACGTAAGGACCGGTTAATAACCGAATATGTACCGATTGTGCATCATCCTTTGGGTATATAAAGCAATAATCAAATCCTTCAAGCATTTTCAGTTCCATTCATTGTAACAATATCATCAAACAAATCTTCTTCACCACCTTGCATAATCTCTGCAGCGGCTACACGATACTTTTCTTCCACATAAGTTTGAAAAGATTTATTAGTTAT